CTTCTTCATTATCACTAGAAAAATCTAATTGATCTAATCTTTTTGTAATATCATTTTGTTTTGCGTTTTCTGCAAATTCTAGTTCTTGTTTTTTAAATTCATTTAATTCTTTATAAACTTCTTTTTTTATATTGATAATACTATTGTTTGCATCAAGAAAGCTTTTTAAATCTTTTTGTATAACTTGATTTTTTTTATTAGTATTTTTTGGACCTACTTTTACTTTTCCTATAAAATCAATAAAATCATCTACTTCTTGTAAAGCTTCTGTTTCACTCATATCAGAATCTTTATATGACTGAATAATCGTATTAACGCTGTTTTGAATATAATTTTCAAAGCTTGCAGGTGAGACTGCTTCACTTAATCCAATACTGACCATATAATCTGCATTTTCTTGTATTTCTTCTAAAGCGATACTTTCTGCTTGAGATAAACCTGTTAAATTAAAATCTTGTTCTGAATAATTATCATCAATATAATTTAATTCAATACTGTCGTTTATGTTGTCAATATTATTCCAACTACTTAAAATTGAATTTGCAAAGCTAGTAGTAGCTAATTGAATTTTTGCTTCAGATCTAGCTTCTTGATGTTTATTTAGTGCTTTTTGATAAGCTAAATTTTGTTTAGGTAGTATATATTTATTAACTAATTCTGGTCTTATTCCTCTTGTATTCATTAAAGATGTTTCTTGAAACTCATTTACTGCTTCATTAAATTGTGATGATCCAACATCAAATTGTGATAAAGGTTGTCTAACAATTTGTCCACTTGGTAATTCAACATCTACTATATATTCATCAAAAAACTTTTTTGTTTTAACTTCACTAGCATTACCTAGATTAATTGCTAGTTGTTTTTCAATTCCGTACTGTGTATAAACATTTCCACCAATAAAATTTCTAGCAAATCTTTTACCTTCATTTTTCTCTAATTCTTTTTTTATTTTATCTATACCTTCTGGTGTAGATGCCAAAACTTGTGATTGACCTGCTTGTATATTTTGTGCAATTTTAGTATCAATTTGATTGCTTAAATATTTTTGTATAGTTGGATTTACAGCAGCTAAAGTTTCAGCTAAAGACTGAATACCTGATTTAGGTGCAACACGAACACCTTGCTCAAAAGTATCTACAGGATTAGCAGAAGGTTGAAATGATGTACCACGAAAACTTTGTGTCATTAGGAAGAAAACCTTAATACGTTATTGTCTAATTTTGGTGAAGGTAATAATCCTAAGTAGTTTGTAACACCTGATGCTGCTGTATTAAGCAGTACAGATCCTAAAGATGGTACTTGGTTATACGCTTGATTTATATTACCTTGTAATTGATTTAATCTATTATTTCTCTGAGTTTCTAAACCTTGTATATTTCTACTGTATTGTCTTCTAAATGAATCTAAAGTTTGTCCTATACTATTTCTTTCATTTGCTGCTTGTCTCTCTGCATCTCTAACTAATAAACTTGCTGTTAAACCTGCTCGTTCTGAAGCTTGTATTCTTCCTCTAGCTTGTAATCCTCTTATTGTTGCAGCTAATCTTTCTTGATTTTTTGAAGCTTCAGTTTCTTTTAATTGTTCAGCTAACGCTCCTTGTTGATTAGCAAAAGATTGTTCTGCTGATCTTGCTGCAATTTGTGATTGTTGAGCTACTTGTGCTGCTTGCTGTTGTGCTGCTGATCTTCCAATTAAATTAGAAGCTAAATTTATACCAAGGCTTGCACCAAATAAAGTACCTACTTGTGATCCTAATGCTGGTAATGCTGCTACACACATTTAAGAAATCCTTAGAAATTCGTAGAAAGGTTTTTTCTCTTTTCCATAATTAGCATGGTATTTAATAAATTTAAACCCTAGAGACTTTAACCATTTTATAGCAGAAGTATTCTCTGCATATACAAAATTATATAAGACTTTGTAAGATTTCAACAGATTATCTACCCATTCCCTACCTTTTCTTATAAGTTGTATTTTATATTTTTTATTAGTAAATAAGTCATCAGTAGCAACCATCCATATACAACCATCACTAACAACACCGCATAAACCTATAGGTTTATCATCATCATCTGCTATTGCCATATTAGTTTTTCCATGTAAATAAGTTAAACGCAAAGCATCTTGTGGTTTTTGTCCTGTTTGATAATATGCTTCCAAGCGATCTATTTCTCTAATATGTTCACATACATAGTTTAGATCTTTTAAATTTGCTTTTCTTAAATAACCCATTAAATACGTCTACTTCTCATATAAAACATAGCTTCATATTCAGCACTGGCTAATGTTGCAGGTAGAAAAGTATTATTTTTTATATCTATTGTTACTTTATCAGCCTTACTCATAATTGGTACTTTAAATATACCTGTCTCTAAATTAATTTGACCAATAGTTGAAGAAGATGTACCAACTAAGCGACCAGTAAATTTATGTATGCTTGTATCTCTATGCTGTGGAGTTACTTCAACTTGAAAGAAAGCAGAGTTTTCAAATTTTAAATAAAAATGTTTTAGTTGTAATCGTCCGCTAATAATTTCACCTGTGTTAGATCCACCAGTACTTTCTGTTAATCTTTGATTACTAAATCTATAGTGCATTTCATAGGGTTCACCAATAATAAATTTAGAATTTCTATAGTCTCCACTAGCTGTAATTGTATTTGTTAAACCATTAGTAGCATTTGTAGATATTATGATTTGACCTGCTTTTAAATTTTGTGTAACCCCTTTTGTATCAACAAATGTACTTGTTTCAGTGCTAGCTAAATAACGTCCTATGACTTGCATCTTGGTATGTAATTTATATGGCACAGTAATAGTTGAAACTTTAGTAGTACTGTTATAAGCAATGGAAACACCAGCAGTTGCTTCTGTAATTTTACGATCTAAATGAAATTCAAACTCAGAAAATGGTTCTCTGAAGTCAGATACAAAAGGTATCTTTTCTAAAATTACTTCTGCACCAGCATCATTAAATAATATAGACCTATCCGTTACTATAAATAAATCAGTACCAATAAAATCTATATTTTTAATTTCTCTGCTTGGATCAAAAGTATATGTAAACCAAGAATTTAATATCTTTTCTGATCTTTGTCCATATAACCATCTATTAATATAAAGTTTATTTGGATTTGTAGCACCCAATAAAACCAAGACATCTTCGTTAGTTGAAACAGCTACTTTATATATGTCATTAGGAATTAATCTTGGTACATGTATAGAGATGTTTGCAGCATCTTGTATCTGTACTCCTTGTTGTAATATATATTCTCTTACACCAGCAAAGTTGCCTTTCTTATTTAAAAAATAAATACTACCTCCACTACCTATAGGTGCAGCTTCATCTGTTGATTCAAATTCTGTTGATACAATTACGTTTGCTGATTTAGGTGTCAGTGTATCTGATGAACTACTTAAAACAAATTGTGTTTCATCAGAAAATAAAATTAATTTTTCTCCCATAGATACAGCATGTTTTAATATTGCTACTTTTGTATGAGAAGCAGCTACATCTATAGGGTCACTATCTATTGTTGATATAACAGTCTCAGGAAAGAAGTTAAAAAATTGAGATACTCTAGAAAGTATTACATTGTCATCAGCTAAAAATCCTAATCTATTTCTAAAAAAGAAAACATTATTTATTTTTGATCCTATAAATGATGGATCTGGTGCAGAGTCTTCATCTCCAACATTTCTTTCTCCCCATTTTGGTACATTAAAAGTTTGATTAGCTGATGTATATGCATCACCATCTACTCTTGCAAATCTAAAATTACCATCAGACTGCCTTATTAATACATGTGGCATAGTGTCGTAATTAAATTTAAATTTTATACCTGCTTCTACTGATTCTTCCCATTGTCCTTCAGCTAAAACACCTACACCATTAGAATTATTAGTAACAAATTTCACATAGTAATTATCAAAGTTTGTAGATTCATCTCCTTTTACTTCAACTACCATGCCATTAGGTGCAACAGTTGGTAAATCTGTAAATTGTTGTACTGTATTTTTTACAGTTGTAATCTGAGTATTACCTTGAGTATCAGAAGACT